TGGGGATTCGCAGCCCGACAACTCAGTCCGTGCAAAAAATCATAAGGGGGTCCTGTAGCCACAGGGCCCGGAAAGCACCCCATGGCTTCGCAGTTCGGCGGCATCACGGTTGACTTCGACACCGACGCCGCGGCCGTCGAGGAGCGCATCCGCAGCGCCGGTCGGCAACTCCCCTTCGCCCTGGCCGGCGCGCTCACCTCGCTCGCCCATGAGGTCCGCTCGGCCGAGCGAAAGCACATGAACGAGGTCTTTGACCGGCCGACGCCTTACACGTTGAACGCCTTTCGCGTGATGCCCGCCCGCAAGGACAGCCTCGTGGCCGAGGTCAGCCACAAGGACATCCGCAGCCGCAACCGCTACCTCGAGGTCGAAGAAGCCGGCGGCCCGCGCCCGATGACCGGGACGGAGCGGCTGATCTCGCAGCGGTGGGCGGGCCCGATGTTCGCTATGATCCCGACCCCGGCGGCGCAGATCGACCGCTACGGCAACCTCCGGCCCTCGCAGCGCAACCGCATCCTGTCCGTGCTCAAGGTGCAGCGCGACAGCCTGTCGAACGAAACGGAGCGCAGCCGCAAGCGCGCCAAGCGGCGGGTGGGCTACTTCGTGCCGCGCCCCTCCCGCTCGGGCGAGGGCGGCCTGACACCCGGCGTCTACGAGCGGCGCGGCCTGGGCATCGAACTCGTGCTGCTGTTCCTGACCAAGGGCCCTGCGGTCTACCGCCCGCGCTTCCGCTTCTTCGAGGTGGCGCAGGCCACGGCGGCGGCGCGCTTTGGCCCCATCTTCAAGGCCCACGTCGATTGGGCCTGGGCGACGGCCGGCTTCCGGGGCAAGGGTCTGCCCGAGCCTGTCTCAAGGGACACGCTGCCGCGATGACCGGCGTGACCAAGGCGGAACTCGCCACCTGGCTCGGCGTGTCGGCCCGCGCCCTCGACAAGCACCTCGACGTGCTGGTGCGGGACGGCAAGGGCTTTGACCTCAAGGCCAGCGTCCAATGCTACTGCGAGCACATCCGCAGCGTGGCGGCGGGGCGAGGCGGCGCGGATCAGGTGCGCGACCTGACGGCAGAGCGGGCGCGGCTCGCGGCACATCAGGCCGACGCGCAGGAGATGAAGAACGGGCTTCTGCGCGGCGAACTGATCCGGGCGGAGGACGCGCAGCGCGTGTGGTCGGACCACATCCGCAAGGCGCGCTCGGCCATCCTCGCGGTGCCGTCGCGCATCCGGCAGGTTCTCGGCCATATCGGGGAGATGGAAACCCGCGTCATTGACCGCGAACTGCGGGACGCGCTGACGGCTTTGGGCCAGGCGGACGACGATGACGCCTGAGATTGCCCTGGCCCGTGCCAAGCGGGCCTGGACACCGCCGCCGCGGCTCAAACTGTCGGAATGGATCGAGTCCACGGTGGTGCTGCCCGACGGTGTGTCGGCGCTCCCCGGCCCGGTTCGGCTTTGGCCGTTCCAGCGGGAGATCGCAGACGCCATCGGCGACCCGGCCATCGAGCGTGTCAGCCTCGTCAAGCCGGTCCGCGTGGGCTTCACGACGCTGCTGACCTCGGCGCTCGCCTCCTTCGTGGCGAACGACCCGGCGCCCATCCTCGCGGTGCTGCCCACCGACGACGACTGCCGGGATTACATGGTGTCGGACGTGGAGCCCATCTTCGGGGCCACCCCCGCGCTGGCCCGCGCCCTCGCTGACGATCAGGAGGAAGGAGAGCGCAACACCATTCTGTCGCGCCGCTTTGCGGGCGGCAGCCTCAAGATCAGGGCCGCCAAGAGCCCGCGCAACCTGCGCCGCCACAACGTCCGCATCCTGTTCATGGACGAGGTGGACGGCATGGAGGTGACGGCGGAAGGCTCGCCCATCCTTCTGGCGGAAAAGCGGACGCTTTCCTTCCCGGACCGCAAGATCGTCCTGGGCTCCACGCCGGTTCACGAGGACACCTCCCACGTCCTGCGCGCCTACGGGCAGTCGGACCAGCGCATCTACGAGGTCCCGTGCCCCGAGTGCGGCGACTTCCACGAGCTCCAGTGGGGCGCGATCCGCTGGGACGAGGGCAAGCCGGAGACGGCCTACTGGTGCTGCCCCTCCTGCGGCTCCGTCGTGCAGGAGCGCCACAAGGGGGCAATGGTCGAGGCCGGACGCTGGCGGGCCACCCGGCCCGAGGTCGTGGGGCACGCGGGCTTCCGCATGAACGCGCTGATCTCGCTCCACGCGAACGCCTCCTGGGCCAAACTCGCGACCGAGTTCCTGGCCGCCAAGAACGACCCGACGAACCTCCAGACCTTTGTGAACACCATCCTGGGGCAGGGATGGCGGGCCGAGGGCGAGGAACTGGATGAAGCCTCGCTCCAGGCGAGGGCGGAGGCGTGGAGCCTCGAGGACGTGCCCGAGGAGGTGCTGGCCCTCACGCTGGGCGTGGACGTGCAGGACGACCGGCTCGAAGCCACGGCCGTGGGCTGGACGGACAGCGGGCAGATGCTCGTTCTGGGCCATGAGGTCATCGACGGCGCGTATGACGACGCCGACACATGGCTGGATCTCGACCGGCTGATCGTCAGCCGCTTCACCCACCGGCGGGGCGGAACTATTGGGTTCGACGCGGTGGCGGTGGACAGCGGCAGCGGCACGCACACCCCGCATGTGATGGCCTTCTGCGGCCCGCGGGCGCGGCGGCGCGTCATGGCGATCAAGGGGATGCCGGGGTTCAAGCGCAACCTGATGGAGCGGTCGAAGAACAAGGACCGGCTTTGGCTCGTGGGCGTGGATACCGGCAAGGACCGCCTGTTCGGGCTTCTGCGCCGCCCGGACGCGGTGCGGTTCTCCAACCGCCTGACGCCGGCCTGGTTCAACCAACTGACCTCCGAGCGGCGCGTGGTGCGCTACTCCCGAGGGCAGCCGGAACATCGGTATGACCGAATCCCCGGACGTGCGGCCGAGGCGCTGGACGGCACGGTCTACGCCATGGCGGCACGGGCGGCGCTCTCGGCGATGGATTGGGCGCAGCGGGCGGCGGAACTGAGTGTGGCGGACCCGGCGACAATCCGGCCGAAGCCGAAGCCCGCCGACGGCGGCTGGCTCAACGTAAGGGACAACTGGCTATGAGCATCACGCCTGAACAGGAAGCCGCGCTCGACGCTGCGATTGCGAACCCGGCGCAGTCTGTCCGAAACGCCAACAACGAGCAGATCGTCTACCGCCCCATGTCGGAACTGCTCCAAGCCCGTTCCGTCGTGAAGGCCGAAGTCTCCGGCGCGTCGCGCAGCCCATACGTCAACCCGACCTTCGACCGGGGGCTCTGAACCGATGAACCTTCTCGACCGCGCAATCCTGGGGCTTGCCCCGGGCTGGGCCGCCTCGCGCGCCCGCGCTCGCGCGGTCCACGCGACCCTGATGCGCTATGACGCGGCGGCGGGCACCAACCGCACGGCCTCGCTGCGCGCCCGCTCGGGGGACGCGGACGCGGCGGCGGCCCAGCGCCAGCGCCTCGCCTTCATCGCTCGCGACATGGTGCGCAACACGCCCTTCGCGCTGCGGGCGCAACAGGTCATCGCCGCCAACGTCGTGGGCGACGGCATCATCCCCAAGGTGAAGGGCGGCTCGGCCACCAGCCGGGCGGCCATGCTCGCCGCCATCGAGCGGCACTTCGACACCACCGACATCGACGTGCACGGCCGGCAGAACCTATACGGCCTCCAGCGCCTCGTGATGAACACCGTCGTGGACGCGGGCGAGGCGCTGGTGCGTGTCCGCGACCGCGATGCGGAGGACGGGCTCGCGCTGCCGTTCCAGTTGGAAGTCCTCGAGCCTGATTACCTCGACACGGGCCGGGACATGACCAGCCGGGACGGGCAGATCCGCGACGGCATCCAATATGACGCCATCGGGCGCCGCCAAGGGTATTGGCTCTACTACGACCACCCCGGCGCGACCGGCTGGCGCCTGCGCCGCGAAAGCCGCTTCGTGCCCGCGACCGAGATCATCCACGTCTATCGGCAGGACAGGCCCGGACAGCAGCGGGGCGTGTCGTGGTTCGCCCCCATCGCCCTTCAGTTGCAGGACATGGCCGACCATCAGGAGGCGCAACTTCTCCGTCAGAAGATTGCCGCCTGCTTCGCGGCGTTTCGGACCAACTTGCAGGGCGATCCGGTCGATGTGGACGATCCCGCCGGGCTTTCCTCGCTGGTTCCCGGCCGCATCCAGACGCTTGCGCCAGGCGAGGACATCAAGTTCGCCGAGCCGCCGGGCGTCACGGGTTACGACGAGTTCACGCAGAACGTGCTGCGTGCCGTCGCAGCCGGCATGGGCATCACCTACGAGGCGCTGACCGGCGACCTGTCGCGGGTCAACTTCTCCTCCGCCCGCATGGGCCGCATGGAGATGGACCGGAATATCTCGTCCTGGCAGTGGCTCATGCTGGTGCCGCAGATGCTCCAGCCGCTCGCCCGCCGGGCCGTGAGCGACTTCAACATCACCCGCGGCAACCGCGCGCCGGGTCTGTCGCTCGATTGGGTGCCGCCCGCGCGGGTCATCGTGGACCCGGCCCGCGAGATCCCCGCCATGCGGGACGCCATCCGCGCGGGCCTCGCCTCCTGGCAGGGAACGGTCCGCTCCCTCGGGCAGGACCCCGAGCGCCTGGCCGAGGAGCACGCCGCCGATCAGGCGCTCGCCGACGCCAACCGCTTCGCCTTTTCGTCGGATGGCCGCGTGCCGGTGAACGGCCCCATCCCCACACAGGAGCCCGACAATGACGAATGAGATCGTCCTTTATGGCAGCGTCGGCGCCTCGTGGTGGGATGAGGAGTTCTTCTCCGCCGCCACCGTGCGGCAGGCGCTGGCTGACAAGACCGGCCCGCTGACGGTTCGCCTCAACTCGGGCGGCGGCCTCGCCTGGGAAGGGCAGGCCATCTACACGATGCTGCGGGATTACGCCGCCACCAAAGGCGAGGTTCACACCGTCTGCGATGCCGTCGCGATGTCGGCGGCTTCGCTGATCTTCATGGCCGGCGACCGCCGCACCGTTCGCATGGGCGGGATCGTGATGATCCACGACCCGGCGCAGATGTTCACCGACGGGCGAGGGACCGAGGAGGACCACCGGGCCACGGCCGACGCGCTGGCCGTCCTCGCCGACGCCTACGCCGATGTCTACGCGGCTCGCGCGGGCGTCTCCCGTGAGGAGGCCCGCCGCGTGATGAGGTCGGAAACCTACCTCGACGGGGAGGCGGCCGTCGCGCAGGGCTTCGCCACCGAGCGCGAGGAACTGGCGGCCGTGGCCGCCGCCCGCTTCGACTATCGCCTTTACGCCAACGCGCCCGCGCATCTGCGCGAGGCTTCGCAATCCCTTGGCTCGCCCAAGGGCCCCCGGCCGTCCATGGCCGCCCTCGCGGGTTCGCCCCGCCCCCACCCACAGGAGCCTCTGATGGCTGACCAAGAGACGGCTGCGGAGGTTCCCGCCGTGGCCGATGACGTGACCGAGCCGGAGACGCGTGACGCGGCGACGGCCGAGACCGCCCCCGACGCGCAAGCCCCGGACATGACCGCCACGGCGCAAGCCGCGACGGCGGCCGAGCGCGCCCGCGCCAAGAACCTCCGCGCCATGGCGGAGGCCGCGAACCTCCCCGTCGCGGTGGCCGACGACCTGATCGACCGCGGCGTTTCCGTGGAAGCCGCCATTCCCCTCATCCTCGCCCGCCGCAAGGAGGCCACCCAGATGTCCGACCCCCTGGCGCTTGGCGCCCGCACCCAGATCGTCCGCGACGAGCGCGACACCCGCCGCGCCGGCATGGCGCAGGCGCTCGTGGCGCAGATGCGCCGCCGCGACCCGGAAACCGACATGGCCCGTCCCTACATGGGACTGAGCCTCGTGGACATGGCGGCTGCCTGCGCCGACTACCGCGGCCCGGTCCGCTCGGTGGGCGACAAGCTCAACGTGTTCATGGCCGCCGCGCACGCGACCTCGGACTTCCCGGGCATCTTCGAGAACGCGCTGAACAAGTCGCTCCTCGAACGCTACACGGTGGCCCAGCCCACCTATCGCGAGATCGCGCGGTCCAAGACCTTCACCGACTTCCGCGCTCACCCGATGGTGCGCGCCGGTGACTTCCCGCGCCTCCAGAGCATCGGCGAGAACGGCGAGATCAAGTTTGGCACCTTCGGCGAGAAGAAGGAAACGGCCGTTCTGTCGAGCTACGGCGTCGGCATCGGCATCTCGCGGCAGATGCTCGTGAACGACGACCTCGGCGCCATTGACGACGTGATGGCCGACTACGGCTCCATGGTGTCGGACTTCGAGGAGCAGACGTTCTACACGTTCATGGCCTCGGCCACGCTCGCCTCGGACAGCACCGCCGTCTGGCACGCCTCGCACAGCAACCTCGCGGGCTCCGGCACCGCGATCACCGTGGCCGCCCTGGCTGCGGGCAAGGCGGCGATGCGCAAGCAGACCACGGTGGACGGGCTCAAGATGAACCTGGCCCCCTCCATTCTCCTCGTCGGCCCCGACAAGGAGATCGAGGCGATGCAACTCGTCGCGCCAATCCAGGCGCAGTCGGCCGGCAACGTGAACCCGTTCTCGGGCACGCTGCGCATCGTCGTGTCGGCCCAGATCACCGGGAACACCTGGTATCTGTTCGCCGATCCGGGCCGGGCCGGCGGAGCCTGCTTCGTCTACGGCTACCTCGACGGCGCCGCCGCGCCTCGTGTGCGGATGGAGGAGCCCTTCGGCACGCAGGGCATGAAGCTCACCGTCGAGCACGACTTCGGCACCGGCGCGATGGACTACCGCGGCACCTACAAGAACATCGGGGCTTAGACCTCCTGATCCTGACCGGCCGGGCTGACTGAGCCCGGCCCCACCCCCTCCCTCAAGGACCACACCCATGAAGAACTTCGTCCAACCGGGCGACGTGGTGTCCGTCACCGCGCCCTACACTGTCACCTCCGGCGGCGGCGTCCTCGTCGGCACCCTGTTCGGCTTCGCGGCCCACGACGCCGCCTCCGGCGCGGCCGTGGAGATTGCCACCACTGGCGTGTTCACCCACGCCAAGGCCGGCTCCCAAGCCTGGACGCAGGGCGCTGCGATCTATTGGGACAACAGCGCCAAGGTGCTGACCACGACCTCCACGAGCAACACGCTCGTCGGCAAGGCCATGGCCGCCGTCGCGGGCGGCGCTGGCGACACCACCGGCACCGTTCGGCTCAACGGCTGATCGCCCCATGTCCGTCTTTGACGGCCTTGCGGGGGCGCTGGCGACCATCTTCGGCGCCCCCGTGACTATCACGCCCGAGCGTGGGCTCCCGGCGACCGTCCAGGCCATCCTGCGGGAGAACCCGCGCGAGGTCATGGACAACGCCGGCCGCCCGCATTGGGTGGATACGCCCACCTTGCAGGTGAACAAGCCCATTCCCGATGCGCTCGCCAAGGGTGCCATCGTGACGGCGGCGTCCCACCCGGGCGTGTCGTTCCGCGTGCTCGGCGTCTACGCCGACCGTTCCCCTGCCACCGACGCTTTCATGGTGGCCGAACTGGAGCGCGTGGAATGAGGACCGCCGACATCCTCGCGCGCATCAAGGCGCAATGCCCGGCCTTCAAGCAGGTGGATCACGCGCTGACCTCGGCGGCGCAGAACGCCTATCCCTGCGCCTTCGTGGCCGTGGCGCGCATCCAGGCCGAGCCCAACCGCACCCTCCAGCGCAGCGGCCAGACGACGCGCTGGACGGTGCGCGTCTTTGTCGTGGTCGAGCGCCGACAGGACAACGTGTTCGGCGAAGGCCCAGCCGAGCAGATGGACGATGCGCTGGCCGAGCTTCGCGCGGCGCTCGCAGGCTGGACCCCGCCCGGGGCCGGAATGCCCCTCGACTTCGTGGGCGGCGAGCTCGCGGACAAGGACGGCCTGGCGTGCTGGGCCGACGATTACGCCACCACCGTGCTGATGAGGGCCTGACGGCCTTCCCAGACCCGCCGCTTCCGCGGCTTTCCTCAACCCCACCACCTAAACGGAGGCTCCTATGACGAGCGCCATCATCGCCTACGGGGCATCCGTAGAACTGTCCGCCAACGGCACGACCGGCTGGGCCGAGATCCCCGAGATCACCGGCATCCCCGTTCCGGCCACGGAAACGGATTATGTGGACGTGACCTCGCTGGACAGCCCGAACGGCTACCGCGAATACATCCCCGGCCTCAAGGACGCGGGCAACCTCACGATCCCGGCCAACTACACGCACAACGGCTACCAGACCCTCGTGGCCTATCAGAACTCGGGCGATCTGGCCCATTTCCGCGTGACCCTGGCCCCGGCGCCGGACCAGTCGGCGGGCGACGTGTTCACCTTCGCGGGCTACATCACCGTGGCCGTGGACGCGGGCGATGTGGGCGGCAAGGTGTCCATGTCCATCAACGTCCGCATCTCGGGCGACGTGACCTGGGCTGAAGGCGCGGCGGTCGTCTGATGAACAGCACGCGCGGCGCCGTCCCGTTCGAGGTGGAGGGGGAGAGCTACGTCCTCCGCCTCACCACCAACGCCCAGGTGCGCTATCAGGACGCGGCGGGCGAAAGCCTGCTGCGGGCCGTGGCCGCGCTCCAGAAGGAGCCCGACGATCTGCGGCGGCTGCGGCGCATCGTCTGGGCGGGGCTGTCGCACATCCCCGGCATGACCGAGGAGAAGGCCGGCGACCTGATGGACGCCCTCGGGCTCCATGAGGCGGCCCGCCTCATCGGCGAGGCGTTCCGTTTGGCCTTCCCCGAGGCCCAAGCGGGGGGAAACGGGAGCGCGGGGAAGCCCAAGAAGGCGACCCCATAGACATCCTGCTCGGCCAGTGGCTCACCGCTGGCCGGGATTACCTGGCCTTCTGGGATCTGACGCCCCGGGAGGTCTGCCGCATCCTCGAGGCCGAGGCCAAGCGGCGGCTGCGGGAATGGGACGAGCGCCGCGCGCTCAACCATCACCTCGCCGGGCTGGTGGCCTTTGCCTACCATGACCCGAAGAAGATGCCGGCGTTCGAGCCGACCGGGCAGGCGGACAAGCCCCGCAACCCGGAGGCCGACGCGATCCGGCTGCGCGAGTATCTGAAAGCGCGAGCGAAGCGGGCGAAGGGCTAGGGATCTGACAGTTGGATGATCGTCCGGCAGCTTCCCAGAACCGCTTCCGTTTCTGCACCAAACCGGCGAACGATGCCGCCCCGGGCTGCGCTGTCGCCACTCTCCCAGGCGGCAACGTAGTTTCGGCACTCATCGAGATGATCCGGCTGCGACTGCGCCTGCTGGTCGGGCGGGGGAATGGCTGCACTCCGCAGTTGCGCGGTCTGCCATCCCACCCAGCCCCACCAGGCTAGGCCCGCCGCCGCGCCTAAAGCGGCTGCGGCAATCACCCCCAGAAATATCGTGTTCAGCCGACTCGCCATGCCGTCCTCCCCCTGACCTAGGGGGAAGGTGGCGGCGCGCGGATGCTCACGCAAGCCCTTCGCGGCCTGAGAGGTCCCCATGACCCAGCAATCGGAACTTGGCATCCGTCTGACCGCCAACGCGGTGCAGGCGTTGGCTGAGTTCGAGCGGCTGCAAAAGGAGATCCGCGCTCTCGGGGGTTCGTTTGAGGGCACGGGCCGCCAGATCGCGACCGCTGGGCAGACCGTCACGCGCCTGGGCAAGCAGTCCAATGCCGCCGCCGCGGACACCGCGAACCTCGCGGCGCAGTTCAACGACATCGCCGTGATGATCGCGTCCGGGCAGAACCCGCTCATCCTCGCGGTGCAGCAGGGCTCGCAGATCGCGCAGGTGCTCGGGAACACCGGCGCAGCTGGCGCCGTCGGGATGCTGACAACCGCCTTTGGCTCGCTTCTCAGTCCCGTCACGCTTGTGACGATTGGCCTGACAGCCGGTGTGGCGGCTCTCGGGCAATGGGCCATCTCTGCATTCTCGGCCGAGGACGCCGCCAGTGACGCGGAAAACGCCACGGCTGAGTTCTCCAAATCCCTGCAAGCGTATCGCGCATATGCGGCCATCGCGCAGCAGTCCACGGAGGAGTTGCGTAAGGAGTTCGGGGTCTACGCGGAAAGCGTGAAGGCCCAAGCCCGCGAGATGCTGCGGGTGACAGCCAGCAACGCCATTCAGTCCGTGGCGGGCGTCGGCTCCAATCTCCGGGGCCAGCTCTCCGCCACCCTGAGCGTGCTGGACGAATACAATGAAGCCTTTGAGGCTTACGAGCGGTCGCAAGGGCAGGACCGCAATGCCAGGGACATTCTGTTCACCCGCGTCCAAGCCGCAACGCGGGCGCTGGCGGACTTCAATCGCACCACCGGCATAAGCACCTCGCAGGTTCGCCAACTTGACCAGTTGTTCGCGGACCTCGCCGCGAGCAGCGAAGGCAGTCTGGAAGATGTCCAGGCCGCCCTCCAGGCAACCTATGACGCCCTGATTAAAATGTATCAGGGTCGCGAGATCCCGCTGGAGGTCGGCCAGGCCATCGAGGTTCTCGAGGGGCAGCTTACCACCCTCAAGGGATCGGCCACCGACGCTGCCGCAGCAACCCGCCGCCAGTTGACGGACGCGCTACAGGGCGCCGGTCGGCAAGCTGGCACCTTCGCGGATCTGATGATCGACGCGGCCGAGAAGGTCGGCCTGCTGGACGACAGCAGCCTGGTCGGGATCACCTCCGGCTTTGACGGGCTGATCGGGCGGGCGCAGCAGTTTCTCGGCCTCGTGAACAATATCGCGGACGGCCTTGACGCAGGTGACTTCGAGCAAGCCTACGCCCTGGCCGCAGGCACCCCGCGCGGCTCCGAGACGGAGCGGCTGGTTCGTGCGGCCACTGTGGCGGCCGAGCGGCTTGGGGTGTCCGTCAAGGATCTGCTCACCGTCATGTCTTTCGAGACGGGCGGCACCTTCCGCACCGACATCACCAACCCGACGGGCCACACCGGGCTCATCCAGTTCAGCCCCGCCAATCAGCAACGCTATCGCGTCAACGCGCAGTCCTCCATCGAGGAGCAGGTTGCCGCCGCCGAACGGTATCTGCGTGAGGCCGGCATTCAGTCCGGGGACGGGCTGCTGCGGATCTACGCGGCCATTCTGACCGGCAACCCAAACAACACCAGGGCCTCGGATTTCAGTAACGGGGGCACGCCCGGCGGCGCTGCGGTCAAGGTGGCGGAGCAGATGGGCGGGCACATCACCCGCGCCGAGGGCCTGCTGGCCGCCTATGCGGGGACCGTCGCGGCAACCACGGAGGAGGAGGCGCAGCTTCTCGAAGGGCGCCGTGCCAACGTGCGGGTGGCGGAGGCATTCATCGCTGGCAATGCCAAGGCGCAGGAGGCTCTGCGGCAAGTCGTGGCGGCGACAGATGAGGCCGCGACGGAAGCCAAGAAACTCGCGGACGCTCAGAGGATCGTTCAAGAGAACATCGACCGCGGCAATATCACGGCCGAGGAAGGCGCGGCCATCATGGCGCAGTTCGCCGAAAGCCTGCGGGCCGACGACGCCAGGGAAGCGGCCAGAAAGGTTGAACGCCTTCGCAACGAACTGCTCCGCCTTCAAGGCTCCCTGGACCCGGCCACCGCGGCGTCCTTGGAGTTCGCGAGCGCGCAGAAAATCGTTGCGGAGGCCGTCGCCGCAGGTCTCTTGTCGGCCGCCGAGGGGCAGGCCACTCTCGCGGGCCTCACAGCGCAGCAGATCGCCGACTCGCCCGCCGGCCGCGCCGCCATCGAGGCCGCCGAGGACACCGCCGAGCGGGTCAAGGCTATCTGGACCGGCCTGTCCGACGGCATCGTTGACTGGATGGTGGACGGCTTCAAAGGCGGCTTCGACACGATCAAGGATCTGTTCGCGGACACGCTCAAGCAGCTTCTCGCCATGGCGCTCCGCAACCGCATCATGATCCCCATTCAGATGGGCGCGAGCGGCGGCCCGCTCCCTGCGACCGGGCCGGGCAGCGGCATCATGGGCTCTATCGGCCGCGCCTTCGGTGCCTTCGGGTCCGGCTTCGGCTCGGTGTTCTCCGGCTTCGCGTCCGGCGGCTTCGGCGGGGCGTTCGGCGCGATCAAGACGGCGTTGGGCGGTATCACCTCGGGCCTGGGCGGCTTCGCCACGGCGCTCGGCGCCATCGCCGCGCCGCTTGCCATCGTGGGCGGCATCTTTGCGGCCTTCCGCAAGAAAACCGAACTCCTCGACAGCGGGCTGCGGGTCACGATCAAGGGCATGGACGCCCTCGTGCGGACCTTCTCCAAGGTCAAGACCTCGCGGTTCTTCGGGCTTGTGTCCAACACCTCGACCAAGACGCGCGCCGCCTCGCCGGAGATCGCCAACCCGATCCAAGACGCCTACACGGCCCTGCGCGAAAGCGCGGTGGACATGGGCAAGGTGCTGGGCGCCTCGGCCCTGCGGCTGGAGAACTTCTCCTACAAGTTCAGCGTGTCCCTGAAGGGCATGACGGACGAGCAGAAGGCCCGCGCCATCGAGGCGGAGATGGGCAAGCTGTCGGACGCCATGGCGCTGCGCCTGGTCCCCACCATCAAGCAGTTCGCCAAGCTGGGGGAGGGGGCGGCCGACACGCTCAAGCGCCTGTCCTCCTCGCTCCTTGCCACCAACGCGGCGTTCAAGTCGCTGGGGTTCGCCGTCTATGCCTCCTCCGTCGAGGGCGCGGCGGCGGCGGCCAAGTTCGTGGACGTGTTCGGCTCCATCGACGCCATGGCGCAGGCGACGGGGTTCTATTTCGAGAACTTCTACAGCCAGGCCGAGCAACTGGCCGACGCGCAGCGCCGTCTGGGCGAGGGCATCGCGGACCTGGGCCTCACGGCCGTGCCGCAGACCGAGGCCGAGTTCCGCGCGCTGGTGGACAGCCTCGCCGCCGCCGGGAAGATGACGGAGGCCGGCGGGCTCATCAAGCTCGCGCCGATCTTCCAGGAGATCCAAGAGGCCGCGGACGCGCTCGCCGACAGCCTCGACCGCAATGACTTCGCGTCCCGGTTCGAGTTCGAGCGGGCGCAGGGCTTGGCCCGTAACGCCGCCGCGCGTGTGCCCGGGAGCACGGTGGCGACCTCGGCACAGATCGCAGAGGCCATCGCCGCCATGGACGACAAGCAGACGCAACTCGGGCTCAAGATCGAGCAGAGCTCCTTCAAGACCAGCCGCGTCCTCGAGTTGTGGGAGCGCATCGGAATGCCGCAGCCGAGGGCCGCCTGATGTATGTCCTCGTCCCCGCCGACGTGACCGATGCCGTCCTGACCGCCTCCTCGCTGGCGGAAACCGATTACGCGGCCTGGTCCTCCGGCTCGGCCTACGCCGCAGGCGACCGCGTGATCCTGACCACGACGACCCTGCCCAAGTCCTCGGCCGAAACGTGGTCCGTCGGGTCCAAGGTCTACTGGAACGCCGCGCTGGCGCGGGCCACCACGACCATCATCGGATCGGCCTTCATCGGCCGCGTGGCGACCCTTGCCGGCCCCGGCACCACGACGGGCAGCGTGGCCGTTCATGCCGTCTATGAGGCCACCGGCGTGGCCGGGGCAGGGGTCAATCCCGCCTCCGACGTGTTCGCCACAAGCCCGGTCTGGACCCGCGTCGGCTCCACGAACAAGTGGGCGGCGTTCAACGAGTCCGTAACCCAGCAGGCCACGGCCACCGGCAGCTTGAGCTACACGCTCACGGCGCCGTCGCTCTGCACGGGCCTTGCGCTCCTCAACCTCGAGGCCGAGGCGATCTCCGTGGTCGTCAAGGACGGCGGCGTGACCGTGTGGTCCTACTCGACCGGCTCCGGCGTGGTCAACGTGATCGACAGTTGGCTGGAGTATTTCAGCTATACGCCGTCCAACTCGGTGGACGAGGATCAGGACAGCGAGGTTCTGCTGACCGGCTTCGCCGCCGCCGTCGGCTACACCATCGAGATCACGCTGACCGGCTCGCGCGTGCGCGTGGGCGAGATCGCCCTGGGCTATGTCACGCAACTCGGCGCGACGCTGGCCGGGACCGAAATCGGCTTCAACAGCTACAGCCGCAAGGACCGGGACGATTGGGGCAACGCGATCCTTGTTCCCCGCGTCTACTCCGACACCGTGACCTTCCGCTTCGCGGTCGCGCCCGTGACCGACATGCGCCGCGTCAAGCGCGTCATCGCGCAGCTTGAGTCCCGTCCGGCCGTCTGGTTCGCGGGCGCGTCCATCACCGACCGCGCCGCCACCGTTTACGGCTTCGTCACCGCCGGGCTGCGCGTGCCGCTCGAGGCGGCCGGGGCTCACATCGCCAGCCTTGAAATCGAGGGCCTCTGATGCCGATCAGCCAGCTTCCCGTCCCGCCCTACACGGGCGACCCGAACTTTGAGACCAACGCGAACAACTTCCTGGGCGCCTTCCCGACGCTTCGGAACGAGATCAACGCTGCGATGGTCGCCTATGGACCCGGCGCGCCGTTCTGCACGGCGGGCGGGAGCGCCAATGCCATCACCCTGACCTCGGGTCTCAGCCTCACGGCCCTGGTGGCGGGGCAGTCGGCGGCGTGGGTGGCAACGGCCGCGAACACCGCCGCGACGACCATCAACCTCGACGGCATCGGCGCGGTGTCAGCGGTGACGCCCGCGGGGGCGGCGCTTCCGGCGGGCTGGATCACGTCCGGGCAGATCACCGGGGCGATCTACAACGGCACGGCCTTTGTGGTGCCGCCGTCGCAGGGCTACCTCGACGCGCAGTCCGGCATGGTGCCGCTGTCGGCCACGACGGTATCGGCGGGCACCTCGGCGGTGGACGTGGTGTTCGGCACGGCCTATCGCTCGGTGGAGCTGCATTTCCACAACCTCGTGCCGGCGACCGATGGGGCGAACCTGTGGCTGCGCCTGGGCAACGGCTCGGGCGTGATGGACGCGGGGGCCAGCGATTACGACGGGTCCTATCAATGGGTGCGGGACTCCTCGCCGATTGCAAACGCAGTGGGCGGCATGTCCGCCGTGTTGCTGGCGGGCGGGGTCTCCAGCGCGGCGGGCGCCGGCATATCGGGGCGCGCGATGGTCCTGGGGTCTCAGGATGCCGCCACCCGGACGCAGGTGACATCCCATGCGGCCTACGAGAACAGCATCACGAGCACCTTCGGCATGGCAAGCGCCTCCGGGGGGCGCAACGCCACCGGCCAGCATCAGAGCGTCCGCCTGATGTGGAGCACGGGCAACTTCACCTCCGGCCTCGTGGCCGCCTACGGGTATCGCTGATGCTGTTCCGGGGCCTTCGCCTGCCGTCGCCGCAGATCGCGGGGCCGGTGAGCCCGCCGGGGCTTGTGTCGGCGCCGGTCATCAGCGGCACGGCGACGCAGGGGCAGACGCTCACGGTGACGGCGCCCGCGGTCTGGACGGGCAGCCCGACGGTGACGGGGCAGTGGTATCGGGAGCCGGGGGCGGCGCCCTCGGCCCCGACCCACTGGCGCGTTCGGGCCAACACCAACAGCCATGGCTCCTTCCTGTTCTGGCAGGTGTCCGAGGTGCAGTTCCGCATGGCCGCGGGCGTGCCGGAAACGCATTCGGGCGGCACCGCCTTTGCCACCTCCGTGTCCTCCACCAACGTGGCCGCCAACGCCTTCGACGGCGACACCGGCACGAACTGGCAGTCGGACGGCGCGGGCTACCCGCACGCGGTCGGCTACGGCTTCGCCACAGGGCGCACCCCGGTGGAACTGGCGATCACCAACTCCAGCAACACCAACCTCACCGCCTCGTCCATCACCATCCAGTCCGGCTCTAGCACGTCCGGGCCGTGGACAGACGTGGTGACGCACTCCTCCATCCCCGCCTGGTCGGCGCTGGAGACCAAGACCTTCACCATCCCCTGACGACCCCGACCCGGGACACACCGGGCGGGCCTGGACAGTGACAGCGTGATCCATAGGAGCCTCCATGCCGACAGCCATTCCCGGCGCCACGGGCACCAGTTACGTCCTGACCGCAGACGATGTGGGCGCCACCATCACCTATCGCGAGACCGCCACCAACGCGGGCGGCACGGCCACGGCCACCTCCAACGCGCTGGGGCCGGTGGCGGCGGCGGGCCTTTCGGTGGCGGGCCATCGGTCCGTCCTCCAGACCCGCACGGCCATCTCGCGCACCGTCAGCCTGACCGGCATGACAACGGGCTCCGACCCGCAGACAGGCGACTGGGTGTTCGTGTTCGCGGGCGCAAACTCGCAGTCCTCCACGCTGGCGCTGACGACCAGCGACCCGGGCTGGACCACGGAAACCGCGCAAGCCGCCGCCCAGACGCAGCGGGCCTACGGCGTCGTGTTCCACAAGGTCATGGGCGGCACGCCTGACACGACGCTCACGATCACCGGCAACACGCTTGGCTCGGACGAGGTGGAGGGCTCCATCGTCGTGGTGCTGCGCGGCGTCCACGCCACGACGCCCTTGGACGTGGCGGCCGTGCGGGCGGGTGGCACAAGCTCGCCCCTGCCCAACCCCGGCGCCATCACCCCCGCCACATCGGGCGCCTTGGTCCTGGCCTTTGGCGTGGGCGCCTGCGCGCCCGGCTCGGTGTTCACGCTGGGCCAGCCCGGCTCCGGCTTGCAGTATGACACGCTGATCGCGCCGGCCGGGCACGCAAGCTCGCAGCGCGCGATGGCGCTCGCGCTTGGGATCTACTCGGGCTGGACCAGCGGCGCGGTGGACTTCGCGGCCTTTACGGGCTCGGCAGTGACCTCGACGGCGGCCTGGACGGCTCACGCCCTCGCCATCCGGCCCGCCTAAACGACCCCGACCCGGGACGCACCGGGCAGGCCTGGACAGTGACCGCGAAACGACAGAGGCGCCCATGGATACGACCTTCAGCGTGGCAAACGCGCTGACCATCGCTGGGGGCTTCATCGCCTTCGTCTGGCAATGGTCCCGCACACAATCGGCGCTGGAGCGCGTCGAGGAGCAGATGGAGGACCTGACGCGCGGCGCCCGCGACCGCGAGTCCCGTATCCGCGCGCTGGAGATCGGCGCCACGCGCACGGACGAAAAGCTGCTGACCATCCTGGCGCTGCTGCAAGAGATCAGGGGCGAGATGCGGAGGCCCAACACATGAACGGGCAGGACCGCTTTAAGGAGGTCCTGCGACTCGCGTTTACCCTGCCGACCTCCACAGACGAGCGCATCGCCGCGCTGCTGCGCCGCCTGGAGGGCGTGTTCCCCGACAAGCCGGCGCAGCGCCCGCCCCAAGACGGGGAGACCCCATGACCCCTCGCCAAGCGGAGGCGCTGCGGCTCTATCGGGAGACGGGCAGCAAGACGGAGACAGCCCGGCGGCTGGGCGTGGATATCAGCAACCTGTCCAAGATGCTTCTCAAGGCCGAGGCGTCCGAGCGGGCCGAGGCAGAGGAGCCAGATCGGGTCAAGGAAGCCTTGATCGGGGCCGAGGGCGCCGATGCAGTCTGGCTCAAGAGCAAGGGGGCGTCGATCCTTTGGCGTCGCCCCAAGGCCGCGCAGGACCCCATGGGCATCCTCGACGCGCTCAAGGCGGGGCTGGGGGAGTTGCCGCGGGCGGCGCCCATGGAACAGCCGGACGGGCCGTCAGCATTCCTGACAGTGTTTCCCGTCACCGACCTGCATGTGGGGATGCTCGCTGACGCCGAGGAGGGGGGAGCGGACTGGGACGCCAAGATCAGCGGGCGGGTGTTCGCGGACGCCTTCGACCGGCTTGTCAGTGTCAGCCCGGACGCGGGGACGGCGATCCTCGCACAGTTGGGCGATTTGCTCCACATTGACGACCAGCGCAACGTCACGCCGGCCAGTCACCACCAACTCGACGCTGACGGTCGCTACTTCAAGGTGCTGCGGCGCGGCGTGGCGACCATGAAGGCCGCCATCGACGCGCTCCGGGCCCGCTATCCCAAGGTCATCTATCGCGGCAGCCGGGGGAACCACGATGAGCACGCCCATCATGCGGTGACGCTGGCGCTGGCTGAGCACTACCGGGACACGCCGGGCGTCCAGATCGTGCAGAACGCGGGGGAGGTTTACGTCCACCAGTTCGGCCTCAACATGATCGTGACGCACCACGGCGACCGCCTGCGGCCCGAGCAGTTGGCCCACTATGTCGCCGCCGACCATGCCGCCATCTGGGGCCGGACACGCTTCCGCACCGCCTACAGCGGTCACATTCACCAGTTTCAGGTCAAGCAGGTGGGCGGGCTTCGCTGTGAAAGCGTGGGAACGATCATCCCCCGGGATGGCTATGCGGCCTCGCGGTTTCCACAGGGCGACCGCGCGCTGATCTCGGTCACGCATCACCGGGACCTGGGCAAGGTCGCCAGCGCCCGCGTCGGCATCGCCTGACCCCGGCACGGGGGCGGGACGCACCCACACCCCCGCCAGGTTCGTCGGGGCGGAAGTCGCGACCGACCGCCCCTGGCCGTCCTCCTCGACGGCAATGTGCTCTGCCCGGCACCCCGGGCTTCCCGGCGCCAGCTAAACCGCCACCCCCAACCGTCAAGAGGACTGATGACCCGTCTCCCGCCTCTCTGGCGTCGGCTGTTCCGCCGTCGTCGGTTGTTCTTCTCCGACTTCGGGTGAGCGCATGACCATTGATGTCCGCGCCCGGCAGGCCCGCGCCGCCGCCTTGGGCTTCGACCCCGGCCCCATCGACGGGGTGGACGGCCGCCGCACGCAGGAGGCCGTTGCCAAGGCCGCCAATGCGCAGGGAAAGAAGGGCCTGCCGTTCATCCACGCCTCGGGGATCACCCGCATTCACCTTCACTGGTCGGGCGGCCCGCACAAGCCGTCGGCGCTCGACCGCAAGCACTACCACGTCCTGATCCATGGCGACGGTTCGGTGGAATGGGCGCACCAGCCGGAGACGCGGCTAGCCCACACGCTCAACGCCAACACCGGGGCCGTCGCCGTGTCGCTCTGCGCCATGGCGGGGGCGGTGGAGCGGCCGTTCACGGCGGGGGCGTTCCCGGTTCGGGCGATCCAGCAGGCGGCCATGGCGCGCGTGGTCAAGGGCATCTGCGCCGAGTTCGACATCCCCGTGACGCGCTATTCGGTGCTCACCCACGCGGAGATCCAGCCGACGCTCGGCATCAAGCAGCGGGGCAAGTGGGACATCTGCTGGCTCCCCGGCATGGACGCGCCGGGCGATCCGATCGAGGTAGGCGACCGGCTGCGGGCGCAGATCAAGCGGGTCAGCCTGTGAACCCCCGCGACCGCCTTGACCCCGAGCCGCCGCGCTACGCCACCGCCGACGGCAAGCCCTGGCCCTACACGGCCCCGGCAACCTTCCCGCTCTCGCGCGAGGAGGCCCCCGGCGGCTGGCGGGCAGCCAAGCCCCGGCCCGTGCGCGCGGGCGTGCCTTGGACGAACCGGACGGATCGCTTCTAGGCCATGTCCCTCCGTGACCGTGCCGCCCCGAAGCGCCCGCCCCGGTCCAAGGCTCCCGCCCCGACCGTGATCCAGCAGGGCCAGCCCCCGAAGCCCCCCCGTCACAAAAAACAGGACGGGCTCCGCACCACCGCCAATCACGACAACCGAAAGGAAGCTCCCATGTCCACCCCCGCCGCCGCGCAGCTCGGCCCCTTCGAGCAGGTTCTCCGCATCGCCCTCAACGCTGGCGGCTCTGCCCTGTTCGGCTCCGCCGTCATGCAGGGCGACATGGCGCAGGCCGCCATCGGCGCCGCTGTCACCCTCGTCAGCGTCGGCTGGTGGGCCTTCCGCCAGTATCAGGTCGCCAAGGCCAAAGCCTGACCCATGCGCCCCCTCGACGCCCTCGCCGGTGCCCTCTGGCTCCTCATGGCGGGGGCGACGGGGTGGATGCTGATCGCTTTGCTCTGCGCCTGATCCCATGTGGGTCGTCCTGGCCTTTCCCTCCCGCGCGGTGAACGCGCTCACCGGCGGGCGTCCCGACATGACGCTCTGCCGCCAATCCCTTGAGCCGGACGCCCCGCTCTGGCTCCTCGTCCTCGCCGCCTTGGTGGAGTTTTTCCACAGAGGGCACCTGGCCTGGACAACCGACACCCCCTGACCTCCCCCCCTCTGAAAGGACACCCCCATGGCCGTTCGCACCGCCACCACGACGCTTAACTCCATGCTGGAGGCTTGGGAAACCGCCGTGGGCACCTCCGCCGTCATCCGCATCTACACGGGCGCCGTCGCGGGCTCTCTGGGCAGCGCGCCCGCCGGCACGCTTCTCGCCACGATCACGCTGACGGGCGATGCGTGGTCCACCGCCGCCGCCGGCTCCAAGTCGCTTTCCGGCACGCCGTCGGCCACCGCCTCCGCCAGCGGAACGGCGGGCTGCTACACGCTCTCCACCTCGGGCGGCACGATCCTCGAGGACGGCAACGTATCCACGGATCTCGTGCTCAACAACACCTCCATCAACTCCGGGCAGACCGTCACCGTCACGGCTTATACCAAGTCGATCTCCTGACGACGGCTTGAGCTAGCGAAGGAGACGGGGCGCCATGCCAGCAAGCATCTCTGACGGCGAAAGCGGCGCCAGCGTCCGCACGAAGCTGAACACCGCCCTCGGCGCCGTCACGGACGCCGGGGACATCAACCTCATCAGCCGCTCCACGACGCCGACCACGCCCGAGTCCGGCAACCTGACAATATTCGGCCGTTCGGTCGGCGGGCGGATGATGGCGGCCCAAGTGGGGCCGTCGGGGCTGGACACCTCCCTCCAGCCGCATGTCGGACGGAACGCCATGGCGATGTGGGAGCCGTCCAGCAACGCCACCGCCACCACGAACGCGCGGGCAACGGCGCTGACCGCGACCGGCACGGCCACCACAGCCAACATCGCCACGACGAACCTGCATACGATGATGAAGCGGGTGGATTTCCTCGTCACGGCAGCATCGACCAGCGCGATTGCCGGCTTCCGCTACGGGACGGGGCAATGGTCCATCGGGGGCGGGTCGGCCAAGTTGGGCGGGTTCCATTTCATCTGCCGCTGGGGTCCGGCGACCGGCGTATCCACGTCCACCAACCGCTGCTTCGTCGGCATGACATCGAGCACACTGGCCGCCACGGACGTGGAGCCCTCGTCGCTGACCAACCGTGTCGGCATGGGCTGGGATGCGGCGGATGCCAACATCCAGATCCTCCACAACGACGCATCGGGCACCTGCACTAAGACCAGCCTCGGCGCGTCCTTCCCGGTGCCCACGGCAGATCGCGCGCACGTCTATGAGCTCGCGATGTTCTCGCCGCCCGGGACGACGCAACGGGTGGACTGGCAGGTCACGGACCTCGTGACGGATGCCGTGGCGACCGGCTCGATCAGCACGGACGTGCCGACGGCCACAACGCTCCTCGTTCCGCGCGGCGATATGAGCGTGGGCGGCACATCCTCCGTCATCGGGATCGCGCTGATGGGCCTCTATATCGAGACGGACTACTAGCGCCGTGTCCTGGATACTCGCCACCGGCTTCTGGAGCGACGCGGGCGTCTGGGTTGACGCCGACGTTTGGCGGGACGCGGCCCCGGGCGGCGGGGTGGACGCGGCGCACACGGGCAGCTTTGCCCTTTCCACGGCCGCCACGGCTGCCGTCACCGTCTCCGCCAGCCACGCGGGCAGCTTCACACTGGCGCAGACGGCGGCGGCGGGCGTTGCTGTCTCCGCCGCGCATACCGGCGCCTTCACGCTCGCCACCGCCGCCAGCGCGGGCGGCACGGTCGCAGGCGCGCAGACGCAGGCATACAGCCTCGCTACGACCGCCGCCGCGGCCACCCGCGTGGATGCGGCCCACACGGGCGCCTTTACCCTTGCCACCACGGCCGCGGGCGGCCCGACGGTCACGGCCGCGCACACGGGCGGCTTTGCCCTGGCAACGGCGGCGGCGGCCGGTCCCGTCGCGGGCGCGGCGCACACGGGCAGCTTCACACTCGCCACCTCCGCCTCCGCCGCGGCGACGGTCGGCGCCTCCCACAGCGGCGCCTTTGCGCTTGGAACCTCGGCCACCGCTTCGGTGCTGTCCGGCGTCTCCGCCAGCCACGCCGGGGCCTTTGCGCTCGGCACGTCCGGCGCGGCAACCGTGTCGCTCGAGGCCGCCTTCGCCGCGCCGCTGACCCTTTCCACCGCCGCCGCCGCCGGGGTGGCGCTGACCGCCGCCCATGCGGGCAGCTTCGCGCTCGCCGGCAACGCCGCCGCCGGGCCCATCGTGGCTGCGGCCCATATCGGCGCCTTTGCTCTCGGCACCGCGGCCAACGGGGCGGCCACCGTCGGCGCGGCACACAGCCGGGCCTTCACGCTTGGCACCGCCGGCGCAGGCACGGCCGACATCGCCGCCACGCACACCAGCGCCTTTGCGCTAGGGCAGACGGCGGCGGCGGGCCCCCGTGTGGACGCCGCCCACGCCGGGGTGTTCGCCCTTGGCACCGCGGCCACGGCCTCCGCCCTTGTGTCCGCAGCCCATGCCAGCGCCTTCACACTCAATCAGACGGGCGCCGCCGGCGTCAGCGTCGGCGCGGCCCATTCGGGCGGCTTTGCCCTGGCGACCGCCGCCACCGGAACGGCCCTGAGCGGCGCGCAGGCCGCGCACACGGGCACCTTCGCCCTGGACACGACCGCCGCGGCCGGCCCCGTCATCGCGGGCACTCACAGCGGCGCCTTTGTCCTTGCCACGACGGCCTCCGCCGCCGCCCTGATCGCCGCCGCGGGCACGCCGGCCTTTGCGCTGGGAACGGACGGCACAGCCGATGTCACGATCGGGGCAGCGGGGGCGCACGCCTTCGGGCTGGGGACCGCCGCGACGGCCGCTGTCCTCGTCACTGCCGCACACGCGGGCGCCTTCCTTCTCGGCCAGGAGGCGAGCGCGCGGCGCTGGCCCATCCCCGATGCCCCCGCCGAGTTCACCGCCCTTCTGCCGCCCGAGGGGCGCACCGCCAACCTCGACGCGGAAACGCGCCTGGGCGGACTGCCCCCGGAACGCCGCGCCGCCTGGCTCCCCGTCGAGGGTCGCACAGGGCTGCTCCCCCCCGAAACCCGAACCGCCGCCTAAAGAGGACGCCCCATGACCCCCGTGCGCTGGATCAACAAGGACCCGGACGACATCGACACCCGGGCCATCGGCGGATGGCTGGAGCACATCGGCGAGGGGGACAAGGTTGTGTCCGCCGAGTTCCTGACCTCCTCCCCCTCGGGCCTCGGCATTGGCCCGCATGAGGTCAGCACGGACGGCGACAAGGTGTCCGTCTGGGTCGAGAGCGGCAGCGCGGGTGTCGACTATACCGTGACCTGCCGGGCGACAACCCAAGCGGGGCGGCGGCTTGACCGCTCGGCCCTGATCCTCGTGACGCAACGGTGACGCCATGCCCATCACCTTCGACCCGTCGAACGACCCCGCCACCTACGCCGTCAGCCTCAATGGCGACATCCTGACCATCAACGGGGTTGCCTACGACCTCGGCGCGCTGGCGGAGGGCGAGGCCCTGCCGGCGGACGCCATCGCCTGCCCCGGCTTTCTGGGCGCCACGCGCGGGGAGTTGGGCGTCCTGCAAGTGACCGTGGCCCAAGGCGTCGGGCTTCTGCCGCCCGTGGCGCCGCCGCCGGGCGTCACCTGGGCCCGCGCCGAAACGGCCGCCACGCGCGCCGCCGCCCGTCGCGCGGCCATGTCCGTCCCTGTGCTCGACTTCATCGAGCGATGCGTGGAGGCGGGGCACATGACCCTCTCCGAAGGCACGGCCCTCGCCCGCAAGACGGGCCTACCGACCTGGGCCACGACGGCGCTGCAACAACTCTATCCGCAAACGGCGGCCCGCACGCGGGCGGAACTGCGGATCTGGGCCGCCGACCGCCTGACCCGCGCCAGCCCCTTCGTCGCCGCCATGCAGCGGGCCAAGTCGCTGACCGACGCGCAGATCGACGCCCTGTTCCCCTGACCCCCAGCCCCGGAGACTGAAATGCGCCTGCTCGCCGCCCTCCTGCTCGCCCTGGCGAGCGGGCCTGTCCTTGCCGACTCACGCCCCGCGCCGCAATGGCAGGGGCCGCTCGCCCGCGTTCACGTCGTCTGGGGGGACGAACTCGTCATCCTCCAAGACCCCGGCGGCGCAATCCATGAGCGCATGTTCGAGGTTGCCCGCCTTGAGGCGCGCGGCCAGCGCCTTCGCATCGCGGGAAGCTGCGCCTCCGCCTGCACGTTCTACCTGGGCGTCTCGACCACCTGCGTCGAGCCCGGCGCGATGATGATGTTCCACGGCCCGTCGCTGGCACAGGGACAGATCCCGCCCGCCGATTATGACGAGGTGGCTCGCGCCATGGCGTCCTTCTACCCGCCCGCCCTGCGCGACTGGTTTCTCGCGCCGGGGCCGCATCGGTTCGAGGACCGCTGGCTGCGAGGGGATGAGGTCATTGCCATGGGCGCGCGGTCCTGCGCGGCGGGAGCGAAAGGGGCCTGACCCCTAACCAGTGATAGGTGACGGCATAGGGCCCTCGGCATCGCGCCGGGGGCCTTGTCGTTTCCGGGGGAGCGGCCCGTTAGCCTTCTTCGACGGCGTGCGCCGCCTCCAACCCCCGGCGCCGGGACTTGTGCTCGCTTGCGTCCTGCCCGGAGGCAGGGTGGCAGCAATCCCGCGACGGGCCACGCGCGGGGACGCCCGATGCTACCACGCGGGAGCCCGGCGGGAAAGCGGAGGAACCCCGGGCCTTGTCGTTTCCGGGGTCAGTCCGGCAGCCGCCTCGCTTCCTCTTCTGCCATCCTGGTGTGGTAGCGCCCCCCTTTCCAGCGGAACACGCCCACCTTACGTCGGCGGCCCTCCAAGAAGGCGGCAGCGAAACTGCGGGGGGCGCCCCGGTCGTCCTGGGACAGGTCTGGCTCGAACCAATTGGGCGTCGAATGCGCCCGGAGAACGGCTGCGCTCCACTGGTTTCTCATGAAACCCCTTTCTATCCCTTCTTATGATGAAGGGATAGTTCAAGCACGCGATCAAGCACGCCAGCAACTATTGGCAGAGCCGCAAATCGAGCGTCTGTATACGGCGGCTCTGAAGCAAAATACTGCTCGACCGCAGCCATGATGGCTTCGCGAAGTTGGTCCTCCGTCACCCTCAGATAGGAGACTTGGTTGCTATTATTGCACACTGGTTGCCTGCTTTCTCAAGTATATAATCCCGAATCGGGCGGGGCTGCTTTCTTGTCCACCATCCTCTCCTCACTCCCTCCACTGCCGCTCCTCGCCCGTGGCCCCATACCCATGCAGCGGGCAGTCGCCGTCAACGGTCCAGGGCGGCGGGGTCGCGGGCTGCTCGTCAGGGCACGTGCATCCGCGCGCGCGAGCGGACGGGGAGGCGGGGATGGGGAGGGGGTCAGATCGCATCGAACAGGTCCCCGCTTGCTCTCCGAGCACGGCGTGTCGCGGCCGCATTCCTGGCATGGTGGGCGGCATCATAGGTCAGGTGGCAGCGGTTGCACCAGGCGCGCAGGTTGTCGTCCTCGACGTGCTCCGGCGTGTGGTCGAGGTGCGCGACCGTGAGCACCACGCGCGAGCCCGTGACCGGATGCGGCTCGCCATTCACCGCCCGGCAGTCGGGATAGGCCGGGGAGCCCTCACAGCGATTGCCCGCGCGCTCACGGATGCGGCGGCTTATCGCCGGCCAGTCCTTCGGATAGCGGGCGCGCTCCTCGGCTCTGATCGGCATCTCGGCCTCCTATTCCGTGGTCCACCTTGGTTGCAACCCGTTGATATTCTTTGCGCCAAACACAGCGCGCGTGGTCCACATTGCCGTTGAAAACAATGGGAAATCTGCTGAAGGGAGTAGGCCGGGAGGGCCTATAACCCGGGGTAAATTGCTATTGCACTTCAGCAGCTTGCTCGATTGTGGACCACGTTTTCAGAGCGCGTGGTCCACATCACCACTCCATCCCGGCCAGCTTTGATGCCGCCATTTCCCCTAGGCGCATCCGCTCGACGCCCTTGGTATAGACCTCTGAGGTGCGCGCGTTGGAATGACCGTGAACCGCCATGATCTCGTATTGCGTGGCTCCGGCCAGCGCCATGAGGTGCCCGGCCGCCTTTCGGATGCCGTGCGGCGAGCGGCCCTTGACGCCCGCCTGCTCGCACCATTTCCGAAACCGATTGGCGAGGGCTTCCCGGCTGGCGAATGGCTGGCCGTGCTCCGTCAGCAGGTAGGTTTCTCCGACGATCTTCTGCGCCTTCATGGAAGCCAGCAGCGGCGGCAGGATCGGTAGCGTGACCTCGCGTGAGCCTCTCTTGGTGGGCTGCCAGCGGAGCCATGGACTGCCCGCCTGTTTGAACTCCTGCGCCCGGCCCAGCCAGTAGGCGTCCCCGATCCGGCAGGCGGTGAACATGAACAGCGACAGGGCAAGGTGCGCCATGGTCCCCTGTGGGTGGCGAGCCCGGTAGGCTGCTAGATCCTCCAGCGTCCAAGCGGTCGCTCCGCCGCCTTCGGGCCTTTCGACCTTCACGCCCTTGGCGGGGTTCGAGGTGACGTGTTCGGCCTCTATTGCCCACTCATACATGGCGCGTAGGGTCTTAAAGAGGTTGTGGATCTCGCCTGGCGTGTCGGCGTGCCGGTCACGAAGCGCCACGAGCTCCTTCTGCGTGATGACCATGGGCAGGCCGGCATAGATCCGTCCGACGCTTTTCCCTGTCTCGCTTGTCTCAAGCAGGAAGCGGCGAAGCTGGTTCTCGCGCTGCTTGAGTGTGAACGGGGAGGCTTTCCCGTTCCTGACCTGCTTGGTGAGGTGAGCAATGTATCCATGCGCCAGCCACTCCATCGTGCCCTGCGACGGCGCCTCCGCCCCCGCCAGCATCGTTCGGACCCCGGCGCGGCCCGCCCGGTATGCTTGGTGGAAGTCGGGATGGTCGGGGCCGAAGGGCAGAAGGATCTTGCGGTTCACGTCGCCTTCGACGCGGACGCGATAGCGGAGCGTGCCGGACGGAAGCACCTCGCGCACGAGGCCGGGGTAGCGCAGGCGCATCTCACCACTCATTCGCCGGATCGGTCCCCTCAGTTGCGAGGTCATCGGCGTAGGCGTCAAGCGTCAGTCGGTCATAGAGCCGCTTCCCGTCCAACAGCTTTCGAGGGATCGGCATCGTGCGCAGCTTGCTCTCAGACACCCCGAGATAGGCCGCTGCCTGTGGGGCTGGCAGCAGCCGCGGCAGGAAGGCGATGGTCGGCTTGGTTCTCATCGGGCCTCCACGACCACCTTGCCCGCGCGCTCGCTGGCGAGGATCGCCTTCTCGAGGCGCTGATCGGTGGCGGCGCTCATGGCTCCTCCGGGGGCGTGTCGAACAAGCGGGCGAGGGCAGCCTCCGCCCGCTCCGCCCGGGCGCGCAGGTTGGCAATCAGTCGCTCCACCTGCTCCCGCGCTGGCACGGTCGGGGGAGCGGCGGGGGTGTCAGCGGGGGTCATGAGTTGTCTCCTGTGGCGCCTGCGTCTGGACTCGTATGCGCCTCGCCGTCGCACAGATAGCGAGTGTCATCGGGGCCGTAGCTGGGGTCTGGCGGGTAATAGGTGTCCAGTTCGTGCCCCCACAGCCAACCGGCGCCCCCGCACTTCTCACACTCAACGCGCTTTGCGGGCTCCTCGGCTATGGTGCCTGGGCGGGGCACATGACGCGCCAGAAGCGCCTCAATGGTCTTGGCGGCCTCCTCATAGATCGGCGGGCGGGCCATGCTGCCGTCCGCGTCAGGGATGGCTGGCACCCGGTCGAAGATGCGGTAGCCAAACTCGGGCTCGCCGTTCGCCATGATCGGGCCTCGGGCGTAGCGTCCGCGCAGGCGGTTCACTAGGTCACGGGCCTGCTGTTCGAGTCCGCTCTCAGGCACAGGCCGCCCCTCCGGTGTCTCGGTCATGGGCGGTCTCCTGTGGGGGTGGGGTTGGACAGCCAACCGATCACCTCGTCCAGCGGCACGTCCCGCCAGCCCGGCGGGAGTGGGCGGCGAGCGGGGGCGGTAGCCACCGGCTCGGGCTCCTCTCCCATCAGGGCCACCAGCGCCGCCTCATCGGACATGACGGTATCGGCGGGGCAGGGATCGTCCACCGCATCGGGCGGGAGGTTGGTAGCGCCACACTTGATGCAGGTCCCATAGAAGGGACCGGGCTTGCGACTGGTGCGCGCAAGGGCGTGGCTCATGGCTTCTCTCCTTGTTCTGTTCCTGGCCGACGCACCGGCGGCGGCGACATGAGCCAGCGGTCCAGGCGCCGCAGCATCCGGCGCAGGCGGCCGGGGCGCTCCTCGTCGGGAAGGATGAGCTCGGGATGGGTCATGCGGACTTGCGCTCCGGGGGCTCGGACCAGCGGACGCCGTGACGGTCGCCGTATTCCTGTATGTAGCTGATGAGGTAGGCCATCTGCGCCTTGGTCAGACGCGAGGAGCGGAAGCCGGCGGGGAAAGGCGGGGTGCCGTCGATGCCCTGCTGCCAGAGGATCTCATGGCCCGCCGCCGACATGAACGCCGACTTCCATGTGTCGGGCGGCCAGACGCGCCCCTCCGGCCGAGCGCGGGCAATGTCGGATAACATTGCGTGCATCCTGGCATTTTGGTCCAGCGTTCGCGTCTCGGGCTTGAGTTCCACCACCGTCCGGTCGGGGGCGGCCATGATGAGGCGCTGCGCGAGGGCGCGCTGGGTGGGGCCGATGAGGCGGACGGTCTGCGTCATAGGACGCCCCGGAGATCATCGTTCATCGCATCTTCAATCTGGGGGGACAGCGGGGCCCGGGAGGCGGCTTCAATGCGTTCCCGGGCGGCTTCCACCGCCTCCTTAATCAGCGCGGCGTGCTTGGGGCTCTCCAGGCTGGTCCATTCCCACGCCTCGTCAAACTTCGGTCGGGCAAGCGTATGGTCGAGTTCGTCCTTGGTCGTCGCCATGCCGACGAGGCGCATCAGGGAGGCCGCCACCTTGGCCGGGTCGCGGGGCGGAACGGGCTCCTGCGCGGACGGCATCGGCCCGGCTCGCTCGATGAGGGGGCGGGGGTCGGACGCCGGGGCGGCGGGTTCCTCGGGCGGAAGCGTCGGCTGGTAGCCTCCTTCGCGCACCTTGGACCACGGGTCCTGTGTCCACCGCTTCCAGTAGACCTTGCCGTTCTGCGCCTTCTTCGCCTCGCATTCGAGCCACGGGCTATCCAGCCTGTAGAGGTATCGGCCGATCCCCCAATGGACCGCCGCGCGTTTGAGGGCATCGCTGATCCCGCCCTTCTCGCCTTCCACGTCGGTGTCGCCCGCGCCGTCCGACTTCCACACCCAGCCGTTCGGGGTGTGGATGCCGAGGCGGCACAGGACGCGTCCCTTGGGCGTTTCGGTGAACTCCGCCTGCCAGCCGCCGGGGCCGCACACGTCGTCCAGCCGGTCCATCACGTCGCGGGCGTCCAGATACGCCAGCGCCATGGCGACGAACTTGCCGTTCTTCTCGGTCGGGGTGCCTTGAGCGCGCCAATGGACGGCCTCACGGGGGAACGGCTCCCGCAATCTCTCTAGGTTCATCGCCACGCCTCCTGCTGAAACATGATGCGGCCGATCTGCCGCGCGGCCCGGAGCCGCCATTCGCGCTCCATGCCTGTGGCTGTGCGCGCCTCGTGCCGGAGCCGCAGCCAGGCGGCGCGCATCGAGGCGTAGTCTCCCCCGTGAAGCGGCATGTCACCCGCCCTCCACGGCGCGCAGGACGGCCGCGCGATCCGGGGCGCCCTCCGCATGGGCCTTGTAGAGCGCGGGGCCTATGGCGAGGGCGGCGAGGGTGAGGACGACGGCGAGGGCGGGGTTCATGGGGCCTCCGGGGGAGAGGGGAGGGGCATCCAGTGGGTTGGCATGGCGCCGTCGTCATGGTCCTCCTGCCAGCCGAGAACCCCGTCATCGACGCCCAAGCAGATGCCGTCGTATTGAAATACCCAGGCTTTGAACGGGCCATCATCCCCGTCCACATCGACCCATCTGGCCTTTAGAAACACCGACCAGTCGGGCTTGCCGAGGATGATCCACGTCCCATCCTTCGGTGCCGTTTCAATGGGCTGCCACGTCATGCGAGCACCCACAGGATCAGCCCCCAGATCGCGGCACCCGCCAGCGCAAATGGCATGATCCACCAGCCAGACGCCAAATGGCGCTTGGGCGCAGCCATGCGCTCGGCCGGGGCGGGGCCCATCAGGACGCGCCACGCCACCGTCGGGCGGTCGTGGGGCAGGGGGATGCTGTCAAAGCGGGTCATCTACCACGCCTCCATCCGTTCATGCGCCCGCTCGCAGCCGCGCGTGGGCAAGTGCTGCTCCGCTTCCTCGGCCTGCTCCGCTTCCACGGAGGCGATGACGCGCGCGGGGTCCTGCCCCGCGAGGTCCAGCAGCAACTCGGCCGTGCTGCGGTTGAGCGGGATGGCGGGGCCGTCGTCCGGCGCATAGACGCCGCCGGTGAGCGTGGCCGTGGCCCGCCAGCCGTTGCCGGCGGGGTTCGGGTCGCCGTCCTCGTAGGCCAGCGACACGTCGAAATGCAGGACGAGGACGGAGCCGTCCGGGCCTTCGGTCTCGCGGGTGACGGGGTAGGTCATGGGGCTTGCTCCGCTTCGTGCAGCAGGGCGCGCAGGACGGCGAGCAGGCGGGTGCGAGCCTCGGTGGGGGCGTTCACAGCGAACTTTCTGGGACGGCCACCTGGTATCCAGGGTGCGCTCATGCGAACCATCCAGTGCGGGTTTCCGCCATTCTGCCGCTCCGGAGGGCTAAGGACGGGCAGCCGCCACCCCCTCTCCCGCAGCGGGGCCTCCAGCCGCGCCACGGCATCGAGGGAGCCGTCAAAGGCGTCCACGGCGTGCCCCATGAAGCCCTCGCTGGGCCACACCCAAAGGTCCAGCGGGACCTGCGCGGGTTCTGGAAACCGGCCCGCCTCCCCATGCGCAAGAAGGTCGCGCAGCGCCTCGGCTCGGCTCATGCCCGCTCCTCCGGCACGACGCCGCCGGGCAGGCCGAACACCGCCAGCCCGTCCGAGGTGTCGATGGGCCAGTCCACGAAACCCGGCGGCGAGCAGATCAGCATGAGGACATTGCCGGGGTCTGCCAGGCGGGCCTCGCGGATGATCCTCTCGGCGCGCTTCTTCACCGCCTCAACGGTCGGCAGGTCGGCGCGGGCATCACGGAGCGCGATCAGGTCACGGGCGTTCATCGGGGCAGAACCTCCGTCAGGGGGGACAGCAGGGAGCCCATGAGGCCCACGCCGACCGAGATCAGCAGACAGACCACAAGGATGGTCAGGAGCGTGGCGAGGTCGTCGGCGTCCATCAGAACCTCCGCCCCTCAAGCGCGGGCTTGAGGCTCACGCGCAGCACCCGCTCCGCCATGGCGCGGACCGTGGACTGGCGCAGGCTGGGGGAGATCCAGCCGGAGGGGGAGACGAATAGAGGCGGGCGCATGGCAGGGGTCCTCTGTGAGGGGTCAGCGGGGGACGGCGCGGGTCACAGCCCGGCCGGTCTTTGACCTGCGTCAAAGAGCGCAGGTGCGACGTAGGGTAATCTTGACAGGGCTCGCGCGGAGGTTGAGCGTGGCACCACAGGCCGCACGCAGAGGCGGCACGGGGCAACTGGTGAAGCGAGCAGAGCCCGGCCACGGGTGCGCTCTGATATGTGAGGGTGGAGCATGGGCTGGGACCTCCCCGCCGACAGTGGCGGCTTGAAGGATATGTTGCACAGAGCAACACGGCGGTCAAGTAGGAGGCCGTCAAAATGTTGAAGGAAGCAACACAGGGTGTTTCTCTAACCCCAGCCTCAAGATGGCGCTTGGCGGAACTTTCCGCGAACACTAGACTTGAGGTGAGCAGCGGAGAATGTTGCCATGGGTAGCAGCACCCCACCTGATTCGGCGCATCTGTCCCGGCTCATGGAGACAATGGGAAGGCCGCAGCTTGTGAAGCTGGCGGCGTTCACGCTGGCGCTGAGTCACGTTCGCGAGGCCCAGAAGGGCACCACGAGGGCTCCGACCCTATCCGTCAGGATGCCGCGTGATCGGAGCCCGCGTCAGTCCGGCTAGTCGTTCCGGGCAAGCCCTTGCGCTACACGAAGCACGGCGGCCCGATCCTCGGGTGTCATGCTGCGCATGAGGTCGAGGATCAGGCGGCGATAGCCCTCCTCGTCCTCGACTTCGAACAGATCCTCGACCGCGACCTCCAGGGCCTTGGCAATGGAGGCGAGGCGCAGCGTGTTCGCTGGCCGGGAGCCGGACTCGATCTGCGCCAGCAGCGGGCGGGACAGGCCCGCCTTGTCACTCAGTTGAACCTGAGTGAGCCCCCGCTTTTTCCGCAACTCTCTAATCCGCAGCCCCATGCGGGAAAGGTATGTTCCCCAGGGGATGCCGTCACGGCAGGATTTTGCAACATCGACATACATGGCGCCCTTGACCTGTGTGTTGCTATGTGCAACATCAAGACCCATGGAAGCCCTCAACGCATATATCGCATCGCAGCCCCACCGGACCGATACGGAATGGGCTGAGTTCTTTGGAACCTCGCGCCCGCACTTCAACCTGATCCGGCGCGGCAAGTCGCAGCCCGGCAAGGACCTGATCGAGCGCATGGCGGTGCTCACCAAGGGCGCCGTCCCGGTGGAGTCGTGGTTCTCGGAGGCCGCGCAGGTGCGCAGGCGCCGGAGGGCGGCATGATGCGCCCCCACTTCCTTTACGTGGTCGAGATGGTCGGGGCGCCCCTCGCCAAGATCGGCATCGGCGTTGATCCGATGCAACGACTGATGACGTTTGCCGCAGCCAACCCATTCACCATCCGGTTCCGCCGCGTGTTCCGCTTTGACGACGTGCGGGACGCCTCGGCCCACGAGCGGCACATCATCACCAAGGCTAACGCGCACCGCGACGGTGGTGAGTGGGTCTGTCTCGACGCCACGCTGGACGCGCTCTTGGATGCTTGCCCCGGTCGCGACGTGACCGGGGACTTCGCGCACCGCATCTACAAGGGCAAAGGCCGCAGGGTGTCCGATGGCGCCACCGCGCGGGTCAATGCGCTTCGCCTTCAAGTGGGCGCGCAGGCGGCGCAGGCGTCGGGCTATCGCGGGGCGGCTGGCGACTATGACGCCGCCGTGGTCCGCGCCCGCATCGCGGCGGGCTACGGCGTCGAGGACATCCGCGTCATGGATGGCATCCCCGAGGAGTTCAGCCGCGCGCTGGTGTTCGGAAAGCGGAGGGCCGCCGCCTGACCATCCCGGCCCGATCCGCCGCCCGCCCATAAGAAACCGAGGCCCGAGCAGCCTTCCCCATCGCCGCAAGTCCCGTGAGGTGCCCCGTCATGCCTGCGCCTGCCCTGCGTCCCGAGTCCAGCGCGCACCTTCCCAAAACGGGAACGCCCCCGGCGGCGTCCGGTTCCACGGCTTTTTCGGCTCCGGTGCCGGAGTGGCTGGCCGAGGCGGTGGAGCTCATCGCGTCCGGGGTGTCGCAGCGGCAGGCGGCGGAGCAGTTGGGCGTCCACAAGGCGTCGATCTGGACGTGGCTTGACCGCATCCGGCGCGGCGAGGTGGCGGGCTTCGGTGCGGTCAACGCCTGCGCGCTGATGGACGAGGATGACCGGCAGGCGATGATGCGGCGGGGCATCCGGGCGGAGCGGACGCGGCTGGTGCAATGGCAGCGCGTGGCGCGGCTGGGCGATCTCCTGGCCCGGCGGGTGCCGGACCCGGCCATGCTCGCCAAGCTGCGGGGGGATTGCTGATGGCTGGCCGCATCACGCCCGAGCTCGCGGCGGAGGCCCGGCGGCTCGCGGCCGAGGGCGTGTGTCTGGCCCATGTGGCGGCCCGTCTCGGCGTCCATCCGGCCACGCTCTACCGATGGAAGCTGCGCCACGGCGTCACCTTCGCGGACGGCCGCCCCGAGAAGGCGCGGGCCAACCTCGCGCACGGCCGCACGCTTCCCCAGACCAAGGACGCCGCGCGGCGCAACATCGCCAAGGCGCACGAGGCCCGCGTCGAGACGCAGCGGCTTCCCATCACCGGGGCGGAGCGCGCGGCGTATGACCGCTTCCGCGACAAGGCCAGCAAGGCGGGCGTCCGCGTCACCCGTGCCGACGCCATGCGTGCCATCGGCCGCGCGGACCTCGTGGGAGAGGCGGCATGACCGCCCCCCATCCCACACCGGCGGCGGGTTTCATGTCCCCGCTCCTCGGCGCCCGCGGCCCGGCGCCCCGCCGGGAAGGGCCGCAACCCTCATTCCCATCCCGCCGCTGCCTCCCTGGCGGCGGGCACCTCGGCGCCGCGGGTGTTCTCCCCGCCTGCGGCGCCACCTTCCATTCGCAAACCCGGTCCGTGAGGCAAGGAGCCGGGGGGCAGTGGCCGTCGGGGCTGGCCGCAAAGAGCCGGCCCCGGCGCGCTGGTGACGCGCCATGACCGTGGACGTGCGCGAGGGCGACTGCCTGGACCTGCTGCGGCAGATGCCGGAGGGGAGCGTGGACAGCATCGTCACCGACCCGCCCTATGGGTTGGAGTTCATGGGGCAGGGCTGGGACAGTGACGTGCCGCCCGTGGCCGTGTGGGCGGAATGCCTGCGCGTGCTCAAGCCCGGCGGGCACCTCCTCGCCTTCGCGGGCACGCGGACGCAGCACCGCATGGCGACTCGCATCGAGGACGCAGGCTTTGAGGTCCGCGACCTGATGATGTGGGTCTATGGCTCGGGCTTCCCGAAGTCGCTGGACGTGTCCAAAGCTATCGACAAGGCGGCGGGGGCGAGCGGGACTTATGGCGGCCCCAAGAGTGTAGCCCATGCCGGATGGATTGACCGCGGCCGGATGCGCGGCGCTGACGGCGAGGAAGGATGGCAACGTCCTTGGATGACGGACGGTGATGCCGTGGACCGCGCCGCGCGGGAGTATCTGCCCGCGACAGAAGCGGCTCAGGCGTTCAAAGGCTGGGGCACGGCCCTCAAGCCCGCGCTGGAGCCGATCACTGTCGCTCGCAAGCCGCTCGCTGGCACCGTCGCCGCCAACGTGCTCGCGCACGGAACGGGGGCGCTGAATATCGACGGGTGCCGGATCGCCCATGCCAGCGCGGACGACCTCGCCATCTCTCAGGCCAAGAACCCTGGCCGCACCGACACCGTGACATCGGGCGTCTATGGCGCTGACCGCCCGCAGCAGTCCGTCAACGTCGAAGGCCGTTGGCCTGCCAACCTCATCCACGACGGCAGCGAGGAGGTGGTGGCGCTGTTTCCGCAGAGCGATGCGCGGGATGGCAAGACCAAGGGCCACGGAATGGGCTTCCATGGCGGGGCCGCGCAGGACCGCGCGCCCCTGGCCGTCCGTAGCGACTCCGGCTCCGCAGCCCGCTTCTTCTACTGCGCCAAGGCCAGCCGCTCCGAGCGCGGCGAGGGCAACACGCACCCCACGGTCAAGCCCCTCGCCCTGATGCGCTACCTCGTGCGGCTCGTCACGCCTCCGGGCGGACTGGTGCTGGACCCCTTCGCGGGCAGCGGCACCACGGGCCTTGCGGCACAGGCGGAGGGGATGCGCGCTGTCCTGATGGAGATGGACGCCGGCCACGCCGGGATCGCCCGTGCCCGCATCGCCGCCGAAGCGGGTCTGTTTGCTTGGAGCGCCGAATGACCCCCCGCACCCCCTTGGGCCGTCTCCTCGCCGGATACGTCCCCAACTCCCCGGCCTGCCCGACGGTGGCGAGCCTGGAGGAGACGCTCGCCCTGCGCGCGGCGGCGCTGCGTCTGACGGCGGAGGAGCAGGCGGACGTGGCGGAACTGCGCGAGGCGCTGGCGAGACGGGAGGGCAGGCGGGCATGACGGCCAAGTCACGCGACAAGGGCGCGGCGTTCGAGCTGGAGATCGCCAAGGCGCTCCACGCCCTCACCGGGATCACCTTCCGACGCAACCTCACGCAATGGCAGCAACGCGACCGCTGCGACCTCCTCCCTGACGATCCGGCCTGGCCTTTCTCCATCGAGTGCAAGCGCGCCGCCGAGCTCAACGGGATGCTGGGGACGTGGCAGGCGCAGGCGGCAACGGCGGCCAAGCGCGAGGACCTGTTCCCCGTCGTAGTGTTCCGCCTCGACAAGGCCCGCACCCGCGTCTCCGTGCCCATGGAAGCCATCGGCGCGGCCTTCGGGGGCGCTCCCGGCGACTGCGACCTGTGGGTAGAGACTGACTTGGACGGCCTCGCCTATTTAGCGCGCGAGCTCATGGCGGAGAGCTCGCAATGAACCACGTTTCCCAAGGCATAACTCCGGAAGTCGTAAGCCTGTTCGACACGAAATGGGTGGACGTTCTGCCGAGCGGCTGTCGTATCTGGCTAGGCCACGTCTGCGGCGACGGTTACGGCCAATTCCATGTGAGGCGGCAGAAGCAGAAGGCGCATCGCGTATCCTGGGTGATCGCCAACGGGCCGCTCCCAGATGGCCTGCATGTCTTGCACCGTTGTGACGTGCCGTGCTGCGTCAATCCCGACCATCTGTTTCTAGGCACGCACGCTGAAAACATGGCTGACAAAGGCCGGAAAGGCCGAGCCCACGGGAACGGCTTGCGCGGCACAGACCATCCCAGAGCGCGGCTTACCCCGGATGCCATCCGAGAAATCCGGCGGCTAAGGGGGGCGCAGCCACTGGCTGTAATGGCGGCGCGCTTTGGCATCAGCAAGTCCAACGTCAGCTTGATCCAACTGCGGAAGGCGTGGGCTCATGTCCCCGATTAAGAGGGAAGTTTTCGTTGGCCCTCATCGGCTCATCCAGGGCGACGCGCTGGAGGTGCTGCCGCTGCTGGGGCCGGTGGACGCGGTGGTGACGGACCCGCCGTATGCCGACCGCACGCACGAGATGGCAAAGACCAATCAAGGCGCGGGGCACGGCCGCAAGTTGATCTCGTTCGGCGCGCTGTCTGGCCCGACCTTCCTGCGCGTCGCTGACGCCTGCCTCGCGGCTTCCGATGGCTGGGTCGTGATGACCTGCGACTTCCGCCACGCGGCGCTCCTCTATGACCGCCCGGAGTTCGTCCGACTGGGGGCATGGGTCAAGCCCAACCCCATGCCGCAGATCAGTGCCGACAGGCCAGGGCAGGGCTTTGAGACGGTGGCGGTGCTCCACAGCGGGCGCACGCGCAAAGTCTGGAACCGGGGCGGCGGGGCAGGGGTCTGGACCTTCCCCGTCCACAGTGGCGCGCTGGTGCCCACGCAGAAGCCGCTCGGCCTCGTGCGCTGCTTCGTGGAGGACTTCACGCACCCGGGCGACACCGTGGCCGACCCTTTCATGGGCAGCGGGACGACCGGCGTGGCCTGCGTCATGTCCGGGCGGCGTTTCGTCGGTGTGGAGGCAGATCCGGCCCACTTCGACATCGCCGTCCGCCGCGTCTCCGAAGCCTACGCCCAGCCGGACTTGCTCATCACCGCGCCCCCTCCGGCGCCCGTGCAGGAGGCGCTGTTTTGACCCAGCCGCAGCCCCAGACCGTGCCGACGGAGGAGGAGCCCCTGCCGCCCCCGCCGCACCCGCGCAACCCCAACGCCGCCCTCGAGGAGGGCCTGCGCAACCAGCGCGCCCGCCTGCGCGGGATCGGGAGGCGGAGATGAGCATTCGTGTCATGTCATGGGTCTGGGACAACGGCCCCGAGGATCGGGGCGAACTGCTCGTCCTCCTCGCCCTTGCCGACTACTGCGACGACGCGGGCACCTGCTACCCGTCCATGGCCGGGATCGGCGAGAAGGCCCGCATGACCGAGCGGGGCGCTCAGAAGGTCGTCCAGCGCCTCATCGAGCGGGGCTACGTCGAGGTCCAGGTGGGCGGCGGTCGGGGCCGCAAGAACCTGTATCGGATCGTCCGCAAGGCTGCGTCCGAGACGCCCAAACCCCGAACGCCAAACGGGGAATGGGAAACGGGGAATACGGAAAACCCCGAACGGAACGACGCTAAACCCCGAACCGCCGTTCACCCGAACCGTCAAGGAACCGTCATTAAAGAGGAGGGTGAGGAATACGCGCGATCCGGGGTCAAGCCCGTGGACGAGATCGCCGAAGCCGTCCTCGCCTTCAATGCTGCTGCTCAACGGGTCGGCTGGGGGCAAGTCCACAAACTCACCGACCAGCGCCGTGCCAAGCTCCGCGCCCGTCTCAACGACGCGGGCGGGCTTGAGGGCTGGCATGTCGCGCTCGCCAAGGCCGAGGCGAGCGACTTCTGCACAGGCCGGGCAACGGGCTGGAAAGCCAGCTTCGACTTCCTTCTCCAAGAATCCTCGTTCGTGAAGCTCATGGAGGGCAACTATGACAACCGACCTGACCCTTCGCAGGGACGGCGCGCCGCTGCCCCCGCAGGCGGTGGACGCCCGACTTCTCTCGCAAGCATCGCAGCTCGGAATGAGCTTAGACGCCGCTTGGGTTCCGATCCGGGAGCCTGACGGATCGTTCAAGCGGTCCGAGCGGCGCTTCATCGCCAAGGGCTCCGTGTCCCAGGCCGCGAACATCGCCCGCCTGGTGGAGGCGGCGTTGCAGCCTGCGCCGGTGAGCGCGATGGAAGCCTGGATCGCGGAGCTTTCAGTGCTCGTCCCTCGCCGCGCAGAGGACGACATGACGGAGGAACTTCGCATGGCGGCCTATGTCAGCCGCCTCGCCGCCTACCCGGCTGACGTGGCGCGCGATGCCCTTCTCGGCCGGACCTGGCCTTTCTTCCCGTCGTGGGCCGAGCTTGAGGCCGTGTGCGAGGAAGCGGTGGCAGATCGGCGGCTGATGCTCGACGCCTGCCATCGGGGGCCCGCAGCCGAGCCTCCGACCTTCCGTTCCCCCGAACCCGAGAAGCGCGAGGAGATCTCGCCCGAGGTGATGGAAGCCCGCCGCTTGGCGGCGCAGCGCATCCTTGACTCCTGCGGCTTCACCGAACGCCGGTTCCACGCGGTCCAGCATCGCCGCATGGCTCGCTCCGCCGAGGAGTTGGACGCCATCACCAAGCCGCCGGAACGCAGCATCGAGGAGATCGTGGCGCGTCCCTACACCGACGCCGAGCGCGCCCGCATGGCCGCCCTGCGTCCGCAGCCCGCACCGCAGGAGGAAGCCCATGGGTGACGCAGTGAACCGCTGCCTCAAGGACAAGGCTATGAACCGGATTGACCATGCCCTCGGCCGTCCGGTTGATCCCATGGTGGAGACCTACCGCAACTACTTCAGCACGGATGGCGATGGGCCTCTTGCCGATGATTTTCGCGCCTCACCACACTGGCGCGAAGGTCGAAGAAGCGGCTCCTCTACCTTCTTCCACGTCACCCATGCGGGTAGGGCGGCGCTGGCAGAACACTTGCGCGAGATCGGCGACCGGCACCGCATATGGGATGTGGCGTTCGAAGGTTTCCCTTCCACGGTAGTCGGCACAAGCCGCAGCAAGGCGCGTTACAGCCACTTCCTGAGCCTGACCGACTGCCTCCCAGACCTGACGTTCGCTGAGTTCTGCCGGCGGTCTACGATCCGGGCCGCCCATGTTGCCCTGCGTCCCCCGCCCCCAGCCCCGGCCGAGGAGGGCCGCGCATGACCCACCAGCGCACATGGACCGACGAGGAGACCCTGGAGGTTCTGGCCCTTCACGACGAGGGCCTGACCTGCGCCGAGATCGGCCGCCGCTACGGCGTGGGGAAGAACGCCATCATCGGACTTCGGGGCCGCATCCGCGAGGCGGATGCCAAGCACTGGGGCAGCGTGGGCGACGGCACCCTGCCGTCCCGCTGGTGGAGGCGCGCGTGACGATCCACTACCATGGCGGGCCGTTCACGCCCCTGTCGGTGCTCTATGAACTGGCCGGAGAGCACTTCTGCGTCTCGCACGCCTACCCGCAGCAGGTCGCGCGGATGCACGAGATCGGCCAGTCGGTGATGATCGACAATGGCGCCTACAGCCAATGGAAAAGCGGCAAGGCGACGGATTGGGCGGCCTACTACGAGTGGACCGACCGCTGGCTGGACTGCCCGACCACCTGGGCGGTCATCCCCGACCTGATCGAGGGCGAGGGGCAGGAGCAGGATGCGCTGATCCGCGAGTGGCCCCATGGGCATCGCGGCGCCCCGGTCTGGCATATGCACGAGGGTGTCTATCGGCTCCTCAACCTCATCGACGCGGGCTGGCCCAAGGTCTGCGTCGGCTCCTCCGGGGCCTATGCCACGGTCCTGTCCGAGGCGTGGTGCCGTCGCATGGACGAGGCATGGAACGAGGTGGCGCGCACCTTCAAGCGCCTTCCATGGCTCCACATGCTGCGCGGGATGCAACTCGCCGGGCGCCATTACCCCTTCGCCTCGCTCGACAGCACCGACGTGGCGCAGAACCACAACCGCCCGCACAACTCCGCCCCCGCCATGGCGCGGCGCTGGAACGCCCAACAAACCCCCGGTCGCTGGGAAACGCGGCCCCTTCAGATGGAGCTCGTGTGATGACCGCTCTTGACTTGATCCAAGCCGAACTCGCTCACCAGGCCGCCCGCCCAGACGTGCAGGCCGTGGAGGGGCAAAACAGCCGCAACGACCGCATCGCCATCGCGCTCGCCTACCTCGGCCGCGCCTCGGCTGGCGTGATCCGCAACGAGCGGGAAGGCCACGACGCCAAGGCCATGCTCGTCAAGGCCGCCGCCGTGATCTGCGCGGCCATCGAGGCCGAGTGATGCGCCTCCTGACCTTCCTTGCCTTTGCCCTGACCATCCCCGCCGCCAACTGGCTCATCGGCCATGTCGGGACGACGTGCATCCCCGGCGGCCCGTGCCTCATCCCCATGGGCTTCGGCCTCATGGCCCCCTCGGGCGTGCTGATGATCGGTGCCGCGCTTGTGCTGCGGGACGCGCTCCACGAGCAGGCGGGCCGTGCCTGGGCGCTTGCCGCCGTGCTGGTCGGCGCTGCCCTGTCGCTTGTGTTCTCGCCGCCGGCGCTGGCCGTGGCCTCCGCCGCCGCCTTTGCTGTGTCCGAACTGGCCGACGCCCTGGTCTATGACCGCCTCCGCCGGCAGGGCCGTTCGGCTGCCGTGCTGGCGTCCGGCATCGTCGGGGCCGCGCTCGATAGCGTGCTGTTCGTCTGGCTCGCCTTCGGGGCGCTGGAGTTCGCCGCCGGAACGGTGCTGGGCAAACTCTACGCCTCCGCCGCCGTGGCCCTGTGGCTGGCCGCCAGACCCCGCCGTGCCGCTATGGAGGGGCAGGAATGACCCGCCAGGAGATCGGCCGCATCGCCGAATGGCACCGCACCCGCGCCGAGGCGGGCATGGGTCAGATCCACGCCGACACCGCCGCCGCCCTCGACTGCCTGCTTCGGCAGGTGGATCAGATGCGCGAGAGCGCCGAGCGGGTGGTGGGACGGCTCCGTCGGACGGGTGGGCTATGAGCTACGAGCCTTGCCAAGACTGCGGCACCTGCCCGGAGGTCATGCGCCACACGGGCGGCGTCGTCACGCTGATCCATCATTGCGGCTCCCCGCATGGCCCGCACCCGGTGGCCTACCGCTTCGACGGCGAGCGGTTCGCGGTCCTGTGGTGGGCGAACACCTACGCCGCGAAGCTCGCGCCCGCGCCGCCGGTGGAGGGCAGCGACGGGATGCAACTCATTTCCCCGGAGACGCGGTTTTCCGGGCCGCTGGCGGGCGAAACGGGGTCGGGCAGGGTGGGACAACCGGCCCCCCCTGTGAACGGGCTTCCTGACGCCGCTCTCGCCGCTCTCGCCCGCCGAGACGCGCAGGCCGACCCGTGGGCCCTGTTCCGCAAGCGCCGCTCCCCGGACGGGGAGG